AAGTTCAAGTACACTGGCAAACTCAAGAAGAAAGCCGACGAAGATGATGCTTCGTACGATGAAGTGTTCTCGTACTACGATCCTTCCAATAATAACGGTGTTAAGTATCGCGAGAACAAATTGTCAATGTACATGCCATCCAAGGAACGCATGATCAACATTATTCGTACTTCGGGATTCACTCATGTTGAAAGCGTAGATTTGGTCAGATGCGGTAAGGAATATCAGTATTTGTGCTATTTTCAACGCTAATTTTCGGTTTCCCTTTTCTTAATCCACCAATTTATACGCGCTTGGCGTTGTTTGTCTATTGTTTCGGGCGAACGTTTCTGTCCAATTTGTTGTTGTCTTCTTTTTTCTATATGTTCAGGCGTTTGAGGTTTTTTCTTACCTTTATGCGATTGACTTATTTTATCTTTGTGTTCTTGTGTGAATGGACCACGTTTTATTCCTTTACGCGCTATACTCATTGCTTGGCAATATTCGGGAGTTCTCTTTAATCCTCGTAGAGCATCTCCTATTTTCTTCCTATGTTCTTCTGTTCTTTCAAAGTTATCTCCACCTTTCATAATATTGTAACCATTTGGACAGTAAGAGTTATTAGTAGATATTATTTCTATCTCTTTTTTATTTAACTCATCTAATGTATCGCATGAACAGACAATTTCAAACTTGAAATTTTCTATTCCATGTAGTCTCATAGCACAATGTATCGGTACGTTACAGTGTTTTTTACTACTATATTTATGACGATTCCACCTATGAGATGGAGGGTTTGATTTGGTCTGTCCATAATACACCTTATCATTTATTGAATTGGTAATTTTGTAAATAAATCCATAAACCATTTATTATATTTGTACTTTTCTACTTGAATTAATTTAGAAAGTAGAACGAAGAATTGAGCGTTTATATCATATGCTTCTCATCTACAGCCGTAAATAATGAACGTCGTTGTGAGCGACGGACGAACAGTTTTGGATTTTCAAAAATTTACTTTCTCTGGACATTTGCGGACACACGTCTACAAAGTTCTGGACGAAAACGTTAAACTAGGTCACGCAGATTACGCTTGTTACTGGACTTTGGAACTTCTGTGTTCCGGCCTCGTTCATTCTTTATGGACTACCTTATTTGAATCATCGGCCAAACATATTAATCGCGCAGCCCCAAATGTGTTTCTTTATCTAGTTCAAGCTTATGAAAAGTTCGCACCATATGAAGGACAGTACTCTCTCATGGCTATGACCGATATGCGTAACAATAATTCAGTCCGAAACTTAGTTTGTGAAGCTGCAGCTACAGTAGCCTTGACTCGTAAAAATAAACTGCCTTCACTACCCACAATTAAACCCGAACATGATTTCCAGCAAGTCACAGTCACAGAAAATCTGAAAGCTCCTTCTTCAAATTACGTTCGTCATTTACTGAAAGAAGATGATCCGTTAGATCTGTACGTTTCTCTAAATGAACTGGCTTATTGTTTACGTCCAGAATCTCGGGATTTCACACGATCTCTTTACTGGATTTCTTGGATCTTGAAGTTTGCCAGTGTTTATAAAAAGACTCGTAAGGAACATTTGTTTTGCTCTTATCGTCCTAACCCGTACATTGGCAACGATCATTCTAGACATGTAGTTTGGGTATTTTGGGATATTGTCCAATACTCGGCTCGGTCGTCACCTCAAGCAGGAGTTCTGGCTCCGTACATTGACGCACTTTACAAACTTCATTGTTTACGTTGGAATCCCAGCCTTCTTAAACAACGCATATGTTTTCTCACATGTGCGTGTCTATTTATTTGCGAAAGCAATACACTAGATATTCATTACCCAGTTCCTCAAAATATTATGACAGTCAAAGGAATTGTGGAAAATATACCCGAATGGCTCAAATCAATTATTCAAACTCAGAAGACTTTCTCGTAACCTAATAAATGTTCAGCAAGAAGTTCGTTCACTGCTTTACTCTCGCCGTTCTCTTTTTTGTTCTCAGCTCACCTACGACCTATAGCATCGTTGACCGTCTAGTCGGCACGATTGTCGGAGCGGTCGCGCCCCAGTATGGTGAAATGCTCCGTGTTTCCAGCGGTGGCTGCCCGACGACGTACGGTCTAGCTGTTCACTCGGTAGTGTTTGGACTTGTAGCATACTACCTCCTTCACACTGCGTAAAACGAAATTGTTTAAATACGGATACCCAAAACTAAGAATGGGCATGAAGATTTTGGTCTTTGATACAGAAACCACAGGTCTCCCCGTAGATTCAAGTTTACCAGCTCAGCAATCTCCTGACAACTGGCCACACATTGTGTCCATTTCTTGGGCTATCATTGATTCCGAATCTAATTCAGTTATGAAGACACATTGTTATATAGTGAAACCTGGTAAGTGGACGATCCCCGAAGAATCTACAAAAATTCATGGAATTACGCAAACTCAAGCTTTGGAGTTTGGAATTCCGCTTCAGGATGTTATGGAAGCATTCAATGGTGAACAGTGTGATATAATGGTCGCTCACAACCTGAAATTTGATTTGAATGTTATTATGAACGCCATAAATTGGGATTTGGGTATTCCGTTCCGTGGATTTGCGAAACGCAAGTTCTGTACCATGGAAATAGGTAAGGCAATGTGTAAGCTTCCGGGTAGGTATGGGTACAAGCATCCGAAACTAAGAGAGTTGTATCAGCATGTGTTAGGTCACCCTCCGAAAACTGAACAACTTCATAACGCTCTATTTGATACTCTGTATCTCTGCGAAATCATCCAGAAATCTGCAGAAATACGGATTCAAATGGGACTTGTATCAGTACATACAAAGAATGCGAATCAAGAGGTACAACGGACGGAAGGTACCATTCAAGCTCCCACCTATTCGGGAAACAAAGGAAATACAGGTCCTATGGTGCGATGACGGATGGGCATACATTCCTCAAATAAAAATTCGCCGTCACTTTGTGACAACGGATACAGATATACTGGAATACACTGAACAACCTTGGGAAGGTGTAGTTCCAGCAAAGGTTATGTACAGTGAACCAGTGACACTTTCAGTGTTCAACCATAAGAAAATGTGGATGGAGGTCGGGAATCAGTACTCTGAGTTGTACGTTATAGACGAGTCCTGAAAAAACTACTAGATCAACAAATGATAGCATTAGATGTTCTGTATATTGCGCTAGCCACAATCTGTGTCCTAGCTATCCTACAGATTTTTGCTTATGTTGCTACGCGTGTCCTGTACCCACCGGAACCTCAAATCATTTACCGCAATGTTCCGGTTCCAATGCCGCAGCAGGCACCTCCTCCACCCCCACCAGTTCACTCACCTTATCTCCAACAGGGACCGGCTCAACTACCTAAAAACGAACCGGCTTTCACCCAGCAGTCTCAAGAAGTAAAATTACCAGAGTATGAGCCGCGCAAGCCAGCTTCAGACTCTTTACGCTTAGACGCCGAACTCCCGGCTGGTCTTCAGGAAACCCGTCCCGACGGACTGTAAGACGTTTAAAGTCCCTCAAACTTCTGGTTCATCAGGATGGATAATCTTCACATACGAAAACGCTATTCCCGTGTGTCTTTGGATGACCGCACAGGAGTGTCGTCGTATTCCGTGTATTGTAGACGAACGTTTGTGTGGCGACACGTTTCTACGCGCTGAAAAAATGGGACCTTACGAATTTGTGATTTCCGATATTTTCATGTTCAATTCCAATTGTGTATTTGCTTGCTCAACATTTGAACAGCGGTACCATTGGCTCAAAGATTTGATGGACACTTTTATTTATCCTACTAAGTTCACAGCTCAATTGATTCATAAAAAGGATTTGAATAAGACTCATAAAGTCCGAGGATACGAAGAGCATCCAGATGAACCAGGTAAACATGGGTACTTTGTGGATTCCGATGATCGTCAGGATATCACTAAACTCCCAATCCCCGACTGTTACGAAGTTTCGGGTGGAGGATACTTGAAAGTTCCTGATTTAAAAACTTCGGTGTTCTTGCGTTCTAAAGGATCGTCGTTCAAGCTCAAATGTTCCAAGAACGATGATGGATCCTGGACAGTTCTGGAAAACATTCCTTCTATAGATTAAATGGCTCGTAAGTCTACCAAGAAACGTACAACTCGCCGTCGCAAGATGCGTGGCGGGTACTATGGCTTTGACGGTGCTTTAGCGACTGGTGCAGCGAACTGGGGACGTAGCTCTGAAATGGGTGATTTTGTAACGAACTCGTCTCGCGGCGGAAATAATGCGATTCTGGGTGCCGGTCGTAAGCGCCGTGGAACCAAGAAATCCCGCAAGACCCGCCGTCGTAAGATGGGTGGAGGCGGTAAGTACGGTGGTGTTTCAGCCTCGTTTGGAGGTGAAGGTGTAGCTGGTATGGCAAATTACAATGGCGTAACGTCTCGCGATAACCCTGGTGTCCCTACGGGTGGCAAGTTCAACGACTACGGTGCTGGACCCAGCTCGGGCTGTGGAAGTTTTGTCAAGGCTGTATAAATAATGGACACACTTATTGCCGGTCTACTTTTTGCCGTCGTGGCAGTTTTTCTGTACCAGCGCCACCTTGCAATGACAATTGCTTGGGTGATTTTGGGATACATCCTAGCTCACCATGTAGGTAAGCTGAGCCACACTGTATCTGTACTTGTGGGCCTAGTCCTTGTCTACCTGATCTCAATGGTGACTAAGCGTAGTTACGAAGGGTTTGAAGATAAGGATAAGGATGAAAAGGAAGAGGAGAAGCATGAGAAGGGGAAGGGGAAGTCCAAAGACAGCGATCCTCAGCCTGCGCCTCCTAAAACAAATGATCCGCATGTAGATGTAGGTACAACAATCCTACATGCATATCGTAATTTGAGTCCTGAGCAGATTGGTGGTATGCGCCGCGACACCAAGGAACTCATGGGACTTCAGAAAGAGTTAATGGGTTCTTTATCTGAAATGAAGCCAGCAATTGAGCAGGGAGCTGAACTTCTTAAGACCTTCAGTCAGTTTTTCGGAAAGGACGGTGCGCCACCCATGCAGGCGTAATGTAAGCGCTGCATACCGTCAGCATACACATAAGAATGATATGTGGGATCATTAGTAGCAATAAACGGACCACCAATGGATTTGACAATTCCTGTCCATTCGTGAACTTCCGCCTTCAAAATATAAAAATAAATCCAGTCGTTCCACATACTAAACGTCTTATAAAGTCCCATTACACTGAAAATAGACGGGGCTTCGCCATAATATACTGCTGAAAACAGTGTGATCAAAGGACTTACAACCATATCTACCCAAAGCATAATGCGATCAAATAAGGTATCTTTTACAAAGACCTTATTCATTTCAATCAACTCTTCGGCGGTTTCAAAGTAATTTGGTTTATTCAGTATGATTGTTGAGAGGATCTGGGGAGTCACTCTTGATTTCAGAGTTTGTTGGCTCGGGATCATCTATTACAAATCCGGTTGAAGGAAAATCTTTCTCTTCTAACGTCTTAGGATCAAGGTATCGCCAAGTAACGTCTGTCAAATCAAATATGTCATCCAACCATTCCGGGGTAATATGCATACCAAACTCAATGTTCTCATTCACTTCGTTTGTGAACTCAACGGTAACACCGTCAGGATACGTAGCTCCTACCCACAACCATGGAAGACTAGATACTGGAACTTGGGGTTCCTGAGTTTTTACAGGAGAAAATAGAAAACTGTCAACTCGGCGGCAGCAATTGAAGATCTTACCATAAAGCCAAGCAACAAAGAGCATTTACTTTAGTACGTTGAATCCTGTGAAAGCGGCAAAGCTCCTACTTCATCCTTTAGAGTAGAAATCATCGTATCACGATTCTTTAAGTTGTCGCCGGTCAGTGACGCAAATCCTTCGCGCATCGCGAGTCCGACCTGACGATCAATGCCTAAGCCTAAAGAGATGGACGTGGCAAGAGCGACCATGATGAAGGGCGTCGCAACAATAGCCCAAGACACAATACCCAGATCAACTGAGCAGAGAGCATCTAGAATGACAACACCAGCCACACCCATCACGACCTTGGCAGCCGCTGTGGCGTACAGGCTGAGTGAAAGATCTAGTCCTACGTGGACCGCAATGTACAGCAGGTAGAGGAGCGCGGGAGGGCAGAGCGCATCAATGAAACGCATCTTCAGGTTATTTACATTAATACTACAAAAATGAACAAGCACATCCAGACAATTATTGAATTGACTGGATGTTCCGAAGATGAAGCTATGCGAGTGTATGCTGAAACTAATGATGTAGAGGATGCCGTAGATAAGATTCTACCTCCAGCTAAAAATACGTCTCGGAAGTATTATGACGCTATAAAGCCTGTAAGGACATACACTGAAGAAGAAAAACAAATCAAGCAGTTACGCGATACTTTAAAGAAGATGGATGATGAACGTCTTACTTCGTTAAATCCACGCGGGTTCGTGGCACCAAGCGCGCCGAATAACCTCCGCGAAGAAACGGCTCAACAAAATAATTGTGATCAGGAATGTCAGCTACCCGTTCTTCAATCAGAGGCTCAAATACCGGAAACTGCTTGTCAGTTACCGTCTGAATGCTCTTCCGGTTTGCCGTAGAGTGTCCAAACATAACACGGCTCTGATCATCAATACCTTCTAAGCTTCCCATACCTAAATTAGGGGTGGTGGCAAACGGACGGGCGAAAATCTGATTGGGTCCCTTCATACGGACAGTACCTGGCGCACCGAACAGGAGTTCAGAATGAGTATCAATAGCACATCCGCCCTCGGGGGAGTTACCGTAATTTCCGTGAGGAATCAGGCCTGGAATTGAGGCAGCAACCGCCCAATCGTTTCCGCATCCAGAAGGAGTGGCGGCTTTAAGTCCAGAAGTATTGGCTTCATTCTGAGCTACGTCGCGCGCCGCCTCGCCCTGACGGGTATTTGCGTACATGAACGGTAGTCCATAGTTAGACGACATCTTATTACTATAAAACGAATTTAACTCATCCGAACTTAATTTAAGTAACTATGTTACTCCAACCTTGTGATTGGCTGGAGAACGATGCAAATTTCAAGTATGTGGTAGATGTATTTGGTAGACTGGATGACGATCGCGTCGCAAAAGTCCGGCTTACTGGATTCCAGCCCTATTTCTATCTTCGGTCGGCAGATGGCGAAA